CAAACATATAGAACTGTGGTAATATGGAAGAATGGAAAATTCGGAAATATTAAAAAAACTTGAATCAATCAATGAAGAGATTAACTTCCTTGAGCAGATCTCTATGATGAAATCTCAAGAAAGCGAAGAGAAGCTCGAAGAGCTTCGAACTATACGTCATGAACTAGAGAGAGGATTAAATTATGACAAATATAGCCCGGCTAAAAATGATAAAACGAATTGCAAAGAAAGTTGACCGTGAGCGCAAAGCCGCTGCACGTTTAGCTCAAGAATCATCTGTGTACATGGATGAAAAAGAGGTGTATAATACCTTAAAGACAGAAGGTATTTTTGACACCTATTCAGCAATGAAGGAATATGACCAATGGCAGTAAGCCGTAGAAAAAAGCTTCTTCGTGAAGAGAAGCTTTCTATATATAGTAGTGAATTGAAACGCGCAAAGAAATTTGTGTCTACCACATCTATCACACAGGAATTCAAACAATATGTTCCGAGCAGGTCGTATGTCCGCAATGTTGAGATCATCCCGTCACACACAGGATTCTCAAACAACTCAGCTGCAACAGCAAAAGCAGAAACAAAAAAATATTCAGGAGACTACATCACCGGTCTCGCCACCCTTCACAAAAGCAATATCGTCCCAGTAGGTAAAGACGATAATCCTATAGATTATGCGACAATGAGAAGAAACTAATGGCTACTAAACCAAGAGTGAAAACTGGTATCAAAGGCATTCCACTTGATCGTGGATTCCGTGCCGTTGATTACTATATGCATTATGATCTTGAGAAGAAAGATCTTGTCAAGTTAGCAAAGCAATACGTCAAAAATAACTATTCTAAAGAAGATGCCAAAGCAATCAATGCGAATGCTGAGTGGAACTTTACCATGTACAATGGTATTGTTGCTGCATCATATTGTATGGATAACGGTATTGATTTTCCAGAAGAGTATGCACGATACCCTGAAGAGGTAGTAAGATATTTTGACCAGCTTGTTCTCAAGGGTAACGGCCTTTTACGAGCTAAAGCTGAATTAGAAAAGGTACGTGAAACAAAAAAGATCTTAACGCCACAGCAGAGGTTATCAAATAAAATTAATGCTACGGTTATGCTCGACGTTGATAAGATGGAAGATGAATGGTACGAAGGTGAAAAGACAGACTTCGATATCGTTGCTTCATTCCGGATCAATGAGTTAAAAGGCATGGCTGTTGCACCTGTTGTGGCGTATTTAAAGCGTATGCTACCTGAGTATATGGATGCTCATAGTGGTAGTTGTAAGGATGCAAAGGTAGCATACGCGCACCTTGGTAAGCGTGAATTAACGCGCCGGATAAAGGTTATAAATACCATGATCACTGAACTCGAAAAGTATAAAGAGTCTCAGAAAGCAATGAGAAAGAAACGGACAACCAAATGAGTGTAGAAGAAAATTTCTTAACTAAAACTAAATTTTCAAAACTGGTCGAAAGAACAGTGATTGAAAAACGTCTATCTTATATGGATGCAATAGTATGGCTATGTGAACAGCATAACATTGAGATAGAAGATTGCCGAAAGTTTATTAATCCTATCATTAAGGATAAACTTGAAGCAGAGGCAAGGCGGTTAAACTTCTTGCCACGCACCAATGAATTGGTGTTTGAATAAATAAAGATGTACGTAAGTACAAATACAGTGTATAATACAGTAACATATTTCAGCAACATAAGGACAATACAATGTCATTCGAAAATCTAAAGCGCAATCGCGATGAAATCAATAAACTCCTCAATGCCGCAGAGTCTGCCGGCGGATCTCAAGAAAAGAAAAACTACGGTGATGATCGATTCTGGAAACCAACAGTCGACAAAGCTGGTAATGGTTATGCAGTTCTTCGTTTCTTGCCTGCTGCGGAAGGTGAAGATCTTCCATGGGTACGGTATTGGGATCACGGATTTAAAGGTCCTACAGGTGCATGGTACATCGAAAGATCTTTGACCTCGATCGGTCAAACAGATCCAGTCGGTGAATTAAATTCACGCCTTTGGAATACTGGTCTTGAGGCTGATAAAGATCGTGCTCGTGCACAAAAGCGTCGTTTACATTATGTTGTTAATGCACTCGTCGTATCTGATCCAGCTAATCCAGAAAATGAAGGTAAAGTCTTCCTTTATCAATTTGGTAAAAAAATCTTTGATAAGATTATGGACGTTATGCAACCGGCATTCCAGGATGAAACTCCGGTTAATCCATTTGATTTCTGGGAAGGTGCGGACTTTAAATTAAAGATCCGTAATGTTGAAGGCTATCGCAACTATGATAAATCTGAGTTTGCTTCAGCAGCAGCTTTGTCTGATGATGATAGTAAGCTTGAAGAGATTTATAGTAAACTACACAAGCTATCTGAGTTTACAGAGCCTTCAAATTATAAAACCTATGATGAACTCAAGGCTAAGTTACAACGAGTTCTTGGCGAGTCCGTTGAGGATGGTGCACCGACATTAAAGCAAGAAGCTATGATGAATGAACCAGCTCCAGCTCCACTAGCGCCAGTAACGGCGGATGAAGTTCCGTTCGATACTGACGAAGATGATACGATGTCATACTTTGCAAAGTTGGCTAATGACGACTAAGCTCTGAGTCCAGCAACAAACGGGTCATCAAAGTCATACGGAGTAGACATTACTGGCATTGCTGTGTTTGAAGTTGAACTTGATTTGTTGCTATTATCAGAAATAATAACGGGTGCAGG